GTACCATCCGGAAGCTGAGTGGCCTTGGTCCGACACGCATAAAGCGCGCAAAACCAGGGTTCGGGGAATAACTCTCTCACGAGAGCTAAACTAACCCGATCACTAGCCTCCTTCATATCGAGCGTAGCCCATTCGCTATTCAGCGAACCAGCAATTGACAGGCGCTGATTTACGGTTTGATCCGTAAAATTAACCCGTCCGGCAGTGAGACGATGAGATTCAATGGTTTTTACCATGACATTCATCATCCCCTGTTGTATCCACTGGTACTCCAGTGGCTCGCACGAAATCAACCGCGGACCTCTTGAGTCTTTGGGAACCAGTACTACTTTTGCGGTACCGGACCTTAGAACTTCGAAGGCCTGCAACTGATCAAGGTCGTCGCACACATGCGTGAGGTTATAAAAGAACCATTCATCATACGGAAAGACAACGGATAAATCCGTGTAAAACCGCTTGAAGAGTGGCTTCTCATTAGCTCGTTCACCTGTGGCAACAGAACCAGGACCGTGCTTCGGCAAGAAATGCCGAGATGTCAGAGGATCGACACAACCGAGGACCCTTCGTATGAAGGATCGGGCGCGTCGTAGGATCCACTGACCACGATAGTCCAAACCAGAAAAATCATCTGGGAGGGAAGAGTCAGTTGCAACAAACAGATTGATGACTTCATCGTTCTGTTCAGCGGTTGACGGTAGCTCTAACTTGTAGAACAAGTAAGTGAGCTGTCGCAAACCCCTTAATGCCTGGCAGGACGCATCACTGCGTTCTGCTCCCTCAGAGTCGAATACTAACTTGAAGAGATCGCCCAAAAAGAGCGGTAACTTCGATCCCGGGCTCAATTTAAAGCCCGAGATCTCGAGGTTAGTATCAGTAGATAGAGCCAAGTCAACGGCTCTACCTAGGGAAGGAAGCGTCCTTGTTAGGAACGCCACCCCTTCATGCTGGCAACGGAGTTCGATTTCTCGAATGTCCCGCGCTAGCTCGACGTCTGATTGATAGCAGACACTGGCCACATCACGGAGAGTGGCACTTAGAATCCCTACATAGGCGGCTAAAGATTCGTCACCACGGAAAGTGGTGGTATCTCTTCGCAAGAACCTAGTCGGGCGGCTTTTAATGATTCCCATATATATGGTGGTCTTCCAAGCTATCTTTGTGTTACTTACCGTGATGATCCGATCGATCAACACTACAGACAGCAATCACCACACCCCCCAGTGAACCTCATTGTCGGAGCCCAGATGGGACGCTTTGAGATTAGAGGGCATGTGGCTGGAGGTTATTA